TATATTGGTATAAATTAGGTGCTAGGATAGTATAAGTATGACTATAGAAAATATACAGAAGAAAAGATTTTTAGAAACTATATATAAAATATATTATTCTCTTGGATCTCAGCCGTCAGAAACAGAAATCTCAGCCATTTACGGTAGATACTTTAGTAGGTACAACCCAGGTGCACCGATCCCCCTCCAATATAATGACCTGTTAGCTTCTTCTGTTATTGATCACGAAAAAATAAATAGGCTTATGGTTCATAGCTCGTTTAATATAGATGTTTTATATGATTCCTTTCATGAAGAAATAGGTGAATTGTATGATTTAATAACCGCATTCAAATTCAGAATAGATAATCTAAAGTTAAGAAGATCAGAACTAGAAAAGAACGTAGACGACAAATTATTCGCAATAAATAATACTGATGGATTCTATTTTAGTAACACAAATGCGTTTAATGGCACTAGCTTGGTAGATCTTCAAAAAACTTCTGCCGTCATAGATCTATCAGCTAAAAAAATGACGATACCAAAAATTACATCAGGAGTGTTTAGTTACGTAGGAAACATTTTGAATAAGGTAAACAACGCTTCATTGGAGGTTTTTGTTGACAGTAAGAAAGTAGATACAATTAGTTCTGTTGATTTTTCTAATGTATTTAATGGTTTAAATAACAGCGAATGGAAGTATCAGTATGAATCTCCATCTATAGGGGTATGCACACTAAAAGTGGTTGTTCCAGTTTCGTCTTTGGGTGGAGTGTCTGGGATATCCTTGGTGGAGGGAAAGATCAATTCTCAAAAACCAGTTGATGTTAGTTTATTAGTTTCAAACACTAATGATTCATCTAACAATATTTCGATGTCAAGAAGTAGCAAGTCAGATTATGACAGCTTCTCTTTCTCGTTTGCTACGACAAGGGCTTCTTCTGTAGAGATATTTTTGACAAAAGTAGAACCGGATTATACTCTAAATGTTTCTGGCCAAATAAAGTATGTATATGATTTTAGAATAGAAGAACTAATCATTACCGCTCCTTACTATGACGCATCGGCGGTGTTTGTAAGCAATCCAATATCTCTCCCCTCTGAGCAGAATACAACTCTTGCAATTGACTCAGTACACTTTGATGCTGTTGATCAAGTGCCACCTGGCACGTCGATTAGCTATTATATAGCAGCGGATAACGGTACGCAGGTACTCATAGATGACTACAGTTGGGTCCCGGTTTCTCCCTCATCACTAAAAAATGCAACCAATTCCAATGTGGTATCTTTTAGTGGAACTAACAAAATTCAATCTAAAGTTATTTCTTCTTCTGCAGGAAATATACAGTCAACATTCGAAGAAATGATTAGAATACCAAGATCAGAAACATTTAATAATCCGATTAAAAATTATTTTTACGAAAACGATTCCTTAGAAAATGGATTTAACTTGTATAGATTAGCAAAGTTTCCCAAGGATTCCGAACCATACGATGCATACATACTAGAAAATACGGACAGTAATCAGGTTTCAATTTATGTTGTGAATGGAACAAGTTTAGATAGGGGTTCTTGGCAGCAAGTTTTATCTGGGTCTAGAACAGATTTGCAAGTTAGCAAATCCTATGCCTCACTTAACACTGCTCAAGAATTTTATCAAGCTCCAAACATACCCTATGGAAGCATATATTTAACCACAAATATATACATGGAAAATTCAGTAACAATGACTAAGAATTTTCTGAAATCTCTTTCAGCTCAGTTTTGGGATATAGAGGTTTATCTTAATGGCGTTCAAATAAGCACATCCGGATCCTTGGCCCCTGGAGTCCTGACTTCTTCTTTAACCTGGAATTTTAAAAAGGGTGAAAATACCATAGCAATAATCATCAATAAGTCAACCAATGATACATCTGGTGTTAGAACCCCATTTAACGGATCCATATCTCTTATGGAGGGAACCCATTTATTGTCAATACCTAACGCTCAGGTGTACAGAAATTATTTATCATTTGTTAAAATAGAAGATTTAAGAAATAAATATTCAAATATAGATAATGTTTTTTCTGTTATTAATTGGGAAAATAATAAAGAAATAGTTTATAGAAGAACTGAAGAAATTAAAGATGGAACAAAGGTCTACTATCTAACCAATAACGGCAAATCCCCATCTTCGGTTAGGGTTAGGGCAGATTTATTTAGGGGCGCAGACTCCTACACTGCTCCCGCAGTGCTCTCCTATACTCTTAAGTTTAAACACTAAGGAAAATCATGACGATATCTTACTCTAATTTTAACAGAAGAGAAAATATATTTGAGCCTTCAGTTCAAAAAAATAGGTTGACGTACAAGGGGCCAGTACCGTCAAGTTTAATTAATCTTTTTAATGACCAGTTTCTTTTGGATGTTAATAGACTTAAAAAGAAAATAGACGAACTTAACGAATCATTGGAATATATAAGTCAAATGACTGGAAATGATCTAAATTTAGCCACTCCAGATTACTATTTAAATGAAGAATTATTAATGACTATATACTCACAAGAGGTTTCATATGATGAAAGTTCTGAGGATTACTTAATAACTTCCTCAACACCTTACTATGAAGATTCTTTGTATTTTGAAAAGTTTAATAAAAATAGTGGTATGATTTCTTTCTTGTCTGCCAAGCTAGCCTCCATAGAGGCAGCTTTAAAAAAGGATATTTAGGAGAAAAAAATGAGTGAGTTTATTTACACACAAAGAAAGCCAGTTCAATACCATGGCCCTATATCAAGCGCAGACTTTAATGAGAGAATAGAGCAAAACTACGCAGACCTTGTTTATTTATATAATAAATATGGTGTTCTAGATAAAAAAATAGCTGAAATAATTGAGAGAATTGTAAAAGAAAACATTTATTTGACATCAGCTATTTCGGATTTATCAAATAGAATAAGGGTCATAGAAAGTATAAATACAAATCAAATATCTATTCACAGTAAGAATCAGGTAGATCTATCTCCGTTTGTCAACACGCCCTACGCAGTATCAGCTGCCTCTGCACTTGTTTTTGATGACTACTATAATTTCATGACTCTCCCTAATGTTTTGGGATCATCTCATTCTAAAATAAAATTTGTGAATTCAACCAAAGGTCAAATTGTTCCCGACTTTTTAGAGACCAGAATAGACACAAATCTTACTGGCGGAGATGGAACTGGAGCATTAATAGACACAACTCCAGTTCAGAATGCATTTATAAATCAACCTGATAAGGTATGGAGAAGAAACGTAATACTTAGTGAGCCTAATCCACTTGGTGTAAGCATGTATCTGTATGTAAAGATACCAACTGGGTCGATAGGCAATTCCTTAACTAACTGCATTTCACTTTCTCCATATCCATCAAATGGCGTTGATGTTGTCAGGATTGAATATACAACAGCAAAAAGTCCTTCCCTATCAGATAAGGATGGATACTATGGAATAAATCCTGGCTATTATGATGGAGAGTACGATGCCTTAGGAAAAGTCGCTCCAGGCGGATGGTCCACTGTGGGATCAGATACTGTTGTAAACTCTGGCCCACTAAAGTTTTTCTTTGCTGAAAAAGAAATTACCGCAGTAAGAATCCTTTTGAGGCAGAGAAATTACGTAAAAGAAAATGGTTCATATGTTTACACCTATGGCCTGTCTGACATAGACATCAGGTATGAAAAATTCTTAAACTCTGGCAGAACCTTTATAAGGTTTGATGCCCCAACAGGCAAGACAATAAACGAGCTGCTTAACGTATCCCCTAAGGTATATAATATCCCACAGTCTCTTTTAAACGACTCATTTTCCTATAGGGTTTTTTACCCATCTGGATCAACCTATGTGCTAATCAATCCAAATACTTCAAGCCACGTGTACATAGAGATATCCCTGTCAATGCTTGAAAATAAAATACCACCAGTTTTGTCTGATTTAATAATAGAAGCAGATTATAACCTATAAGATCTGGTGAAAAATAGGTATCCTTTTTACTATATAGATACAATTTCTTTAATAAGGAGAATTTAAATGGCTACTTTTTATGTTGGTCCAAGACCTGTTTTGAGAGGTCGCAATACCAATGATATGGTCAATCCGTGGAAGGGCACCTCGGGCACATACTCTTTCTACCCACTTTTTGCTAAAGGTGTTTTAGACGGTGGTCCAGACAATCATCATGTTCCAGGAACTGGTTACCACCCTGGTAATGTTTTCTTGTCCCAAATTTTTAATGGATCAACACTTTACATACACCCACTCTCCGGAACATTTGCCGACGGGGCTGGTTATGAAGGCGCAAGATTCAAGCCAATGGAATACAAGGGTGTTTCTGGTGTATTTTCATCAGGATACGGACACGGTTCAGATAAGACAAGACCGTACGCCCTGTATAGCAATTACATCTTTGACGGTGTAGCTGCAGCCAACGCATTTGCATCTGGTTACGGTCACGCAAAGAGAACAAATGACTATAGCCTCTACAATAACTATATATTCGACGGTGTTAACTCAGCCAATGTGTTCCCATCTGGATATGGCCAAGCAAATACATCTTCCGAATATGGAAGAAACAAAGTCAAAGAGTGGGCTGGAGTAGCCTCAGCAAGAGCACTCTAAGACAAGACAAAAGTAATTGCACCTGCTATAATATGCAGGTGATGTTCGAAACTCCCGCACAGAAATGTGCGGGATTTTCGATTATTATGGCAGTGTTTATAAGTTTTGATAGAGGCAAAGAGGATTACATATGTCTATACAGCTGATGGAGCAACTCCTGACCACAAATTCTCTTTCTGTTGAATTAGCAGAAAAGTATTTAACACTTTATTTGGGTGATGCGCAGTGGCAAGAGAAAATTTCTCAGTTATGGTCAGTCCAAAGTAAAAAACTTGGTGAAGAAAAAGCTAAGGAATTTGTAAAAAAATCTGTAGCTTGCGCTTGTCTTTCTCCTGTAATAAACAAGTCTGCAATTCCAGAAGAAAATCATGTTTTATTGTTTTGGGTCAGTGGCTGGCCACAGTTCAATGAAAGAGATTGGTTTTCTCTGTTTAAGGACGTTGTCAAAAATGATATACAGGTAGAAAAAAATAGATCAATCATTTTAAATGAAGGTATCTTTGAGCACATTGATATACCTCCATTGACTAGACAGGCTTTTAACTGGCTTTATGAAAAGTTAGAAAAAGAATCTTTTGTTTCAGAAGAAAGAAAAAACGAAGCTGTGACAAAGATGAAAAACTTAGTTAGGATTTATGGGGGTGCAGTTATATGTAATCTGTTTACTAATTACAGTCTTAATATCGATAAAGTTCTTAACTGGAGAAGTGGATATTTCATAGAAAAAGAAATACACAAGGTATACTCTGTAGAACAAATTATCAAAATAAAAAAAGCAGAAATGCTAAAAACAAATTCCAATTATATTAAAAAGGTCAACGGGTAGGAGATAAACTAATGTCAGATATGTTTTCATTTAAGCTAAGCGAGGATTTTGTATCCACTTACAAGGATAAGGTAGCTCCATTTGGCTACAGAGACGCTGCTGGTAATTCGGTAGGTGAGATAACTTTCTTGAGAACATACTCAAGACTAAAGGATAACGGCACAAAGGAAACGTGGTCTGACGTTTGCGAAAGAGTAATCAATGGAATGTACTCTCTGCAAAAAGATCACTGCAAAAAAAACAGACTTCCATGGAACGACGCCAAAGCGCAATCATCTGCCAAGGAAGCTTTTGACAGACTCTTTAATCTCAAATGGACTCCTCCAGGTAGAGGTCTTTGGGCTATGGGTACAAACATAGTCAATGTACAGAAAAACTCTGCAGCTCTTCAAAATTGCGCATTTGTTTCGACATCTGAAATGACAAAGCTTCACCCAGCAAGACCATTCGCATTTCTGATGGAAGCTTCAATGCTTGGCGTAGGTGTAGGATTTGACGACAAAGGCGCAGACAAGGATTTTATAATTTATGAACCAAAAGAATCTGCTAACTATGTTATACCAGACACAAGAGAGGGCTGGGTCGAGTCTCTTACTTTACTTTTAAACTCTTATCTGAAGGAAAATCAACCATCTTACTCCTTCGACTACTCGCTAATAAGACCATCTGGAACTCCAATAAAAACATTTGGAGGAGTTGCAGCTGGACATGAACCACTGCTTAAGCTGCATCAGCACATTAGAAAGATGTTTTCTGATAGAGCTGGTTCAAAACTCACAAGAGTTGACATAGCTGATATTGGTAATCTAATTGGAGTTTGCGTTGTTTCTGGTAATGTCAGAAGATCAGCTGAACTCTTAATAGGAAGAGTGAACGATCAAGATTTTTTAAATCTAAAAAATAAAGATAAGTTTCCAGAAAGAAATTCTTATGATCCATCATCACCAGGTTGGGGATGGATGTCGAATAATTCTGTTGAAACAGAAGTGGGAGCAGATCTTAGTCCGATCATAGAGGGAATATCACTTAATGGTGAGCCTGGTGTGATATGGATGGATGTTTCAAGAAAGTATGGAAGATTGATTGATCCGCCAAATAATAAAGACCATAGAGTAGCTGGATATAATCCATGCGCAGAACAGTCTCTTGAGTCTTACGAGTGTTGCACGCTTGTGGAAACCTATTTGGGTAGACATGAAAACCTAGAGGATTATAAGCGCACACTAAAGTTTGCCTACCTATACGCCAAAACAGTAACTCTTCTTCCAACTCACTGGGAAGAAACAAACGCAATTATGCAGAGAAACAGAAGAATAGGAACATCTATGTCTGGTGTTGCTGATTTTGCAGACAGACTTGGAATGCCGGTGTTAAAAGAATGGATGAACCAGGGATACAAAACAGTACAAAGATATGACAATGTTTACTCTGAGTGGCTTGGCATCCGTGAATCAATTAAGATGACAACTGTTAAGCCGTCTGGAACTGTTTCGATCTTAGCTGGCGAATCTCCTGGGGTTCACTGGACTCCTGGCGGTAAGTTCTTTAATAGAACAATTAGATTCTCCAATGAAGATCCAATGCTTCCGCTGTTTAGAATGGCCAATTATAAAGTTGAGCCAGCTTCAGAATCTCCAGATACTACGTCAGTTGTATATTTTCCAATTAAATCAAAAGCTGTTAGATCTGAAAAAGATGTTACGATTTTTGAAAAGATGGCGCTAGCTACAACAGCACAAAGATATTGGTCAGATAACTCTGTTTCTGTTACAATATCTTTCAATAAAGATACTGAGTCTCAATACATAGGGACAGTTCTCCACATGCACGATGGTCAGCTAAAAACAGTTTCATTTCTGCCCAGCGGGAACGATACGTATCCACAGATGCCCTATACGCAGATAACTGAGGAAGAATATGTTGATCAAGTAGACAAGCTATTCCCAATAGATTTAACTGGGGTTTATGCCGGAATGGCCGCAGACGCTATTGGTGAGCGCTACTGTACAACAGATTCTTGCGAGATTAAGTTCATAAAGGATAACCAATAAAAACTTGCTGCTGACATAACCCACTGCTATACTGTAGGCATGGAAAATCAAGACATGATAAAAGTACTAGATAGTGGGTATGTCAGACTTGTAGACCAAATGGGTAGTGATCTCTCTGTGGTCAATGCTGCCAGAGCTTCTTTTGCAAAAGAATCCAAAGAGTTCTCTATTCAAGACGCTAGACTTCTTGAATTTTTGGCAAGAGAAAATCATATGTCACCTTTCAGACACGCCTTTGCAACATTTGAAATAATGGCTCCCTTGATGGTGGCAAGACAGCACTGGAAGTATGTTGTTGGTTCTGACCATACTATGGATTCTTGGAATGAATCTTCAAGAAGATATATAACAATGGAACCAGAGTTTTATATACCAAGTAGCGATGAATGGAGACAGGCTCCAGAGAACAGAAAACAGGGCTCAGGAGGCCCCATAGGCCCTTGGGTAGGGTCTGTGCTAAGCACTAAGCTTAAACAGCACGTAGAGGACGGTAGAGCGCTTTATAAGTGGGCTATGGAGGAGGGTGTAGCACCAGAGCAGGCTAGACTATTTTTGGCCGCCTACGGTATGTACCAGCCATATAGGTGGTCATGTAGCCTACAGTCTATAGCGCTCTTTCTTAACCAAAGATTGTCAGAGGATTCTCAGGTTGAAATACAAAAGTATGCAGAGGCAGTCTATGAACTAGTTCAGCCCTTATTCCCAATATCTATTAAGGCTCTTACTGGTAGATAAATGGCAGCTGGAAAACTAAACTATATTGTTGTATACAAAAATACCAGTCAGGTTTATGGATCTGCATCCAAAAAGATAGCCCTTGAGTCACCACCACCAGACGGGTGTAAACTAGAAGACAAAAGAGTATACTTTATAACTAACGAACCAGACACCGGCGAACTAGCGGTGTACAAAGTTCCACAAGAAGAAGTAAGTAATGCAGAAATCAAGGAAAAAAGCAAATGAGTAAGAAGACAAATCAAAAAAAGAAAATAAATATTAAACTAGAAAACAATCAATCATTTATTGTTGAGGATTTAGATATCCTAATACATATCCAAAGAACTTATGCATCAATGATGCGAGGTCAACTATCTGAACAGGATAGAGTTGTTTGCGCTAGGGTTATAACTGCGACTAATTCTGCAATAGAAAACGTTTTTATTTCAACAACAGATGGTTATGGCGATGAATGGTAAAACTCTCAATACTATTATTGTAATGTTTGCGATAGGCTTTGCTATTGGCAAAGCAAATAGTAGATCAATTAATTCTATAAAAGACTTAAATAAATCTGGGCCAACCAATTCTCAGTATTTGAATAGGCTTACAGAATTTTTTGATGATGATCTAGACGAAGCTAAAAAGGAATACTTTGAGTACATAGATATGGGCTTTAATCCGTCAGATGCCTTTGATATCACTAAAGCAAAGGCCCGCTTGTGATTGATCTTTGTGTAATAAATTATAATACTAGACCACTGTTAGAAAGACTATTTAATCGTCTTCATGATAGTTTAAACGACCAATTTTTTAAGCAGAAAAAATGTTGGAATCTTTATACTGCAGATAATGGATCAAGTGATGATACAGTTGAATGGTTTAGATCAAATGACGACAAGTATCTTATAGACAGAATTTATTTAAACAATAATATTGGATATTCAGCTGCCTGCAATAAACTTGCGTCAAAAGGTTCAGGAGAAATAATAGGTCTTTTAAACGCTGATGTCTGGTTTACAAACGAAGATATAACAAAAATATACGAAATTTTTAATCAGAACAAAGACATACATATACTTGGTCCAAAACAACGAGATGAGTATGGTTTGATAAGACACGCTGGAATAATTGGAACAAATACAAAGCCAAAGCATAGGGGCTGGATGGAAGCCGACCCAGCAGATCTTCTTTATAGAGATAGAATTAATTGCGTTACCGTATCAGGATCTGCATATTTCATTAGAAGATCTGTTTGGGACGATTTGACAAATAATTCTAAGTATAGAGAATTATATCCAGATGCAGTTGGCGCATTTTTGCCGACTCCTCACTATTACGAGGAAACATGGTGTTCATATTTTGCCAGACATTTGGGGTATAATGTTGTGTATGATGGATCGGTGTCAATCGGCCACAGCTGGCATGCATCCTCGCCAAAACCCGGTGAAGGATATAGTCATGCAGACGCACAATTTAAAACAAGTCAAACAATATTTCGCAAAGCATGCGATTACATAGGAATAGAAAGAGATTAATATGTCAGACAAATTAAACCCATGGATATATAACGCCGAAGTCAAAAAGGTTGTTGATGGCGATACGTTTGATATCGTTATTGATCTTGGTTTTGACACCTTAAGAAAGGGAAGAGTTCGTCTTTATGGAGTAAATACTCCCGAAAGTAGAACTAAAGATTTAGCCGAAAAGCAAAAAGGCTTAGCCGCAAAAGAGTTTACGGATCAATGGTTGACACGAGCTAATCATAAGGTTAAGATAGAAACTGTGATAGATAAAAACGAAAAATATGGAAGAGTTTTAGCAAAAGTTTGGGATGCAAGTGGCAACTGTCTCAATACAGATATTGTTGCTGCAGGCCTAGCAAGAGAATACTATGGTGTAGGAGATAAAACCTGGACTGAATTTAAGCAGGATAAATAGTGCAAACTTTTCTTCCCTATCCTGATTTTAAAAAATCTGTTGAAGTTTTAGACTCAAAGCGATTAGGCAAACAAAGAGTTGAAACCTTCCAAGTTTTAAATATTCTTTTAAATAGAACTGAAACAAAAGGCTGGAGAAATCATCCAGTCACTTTAATGTGGAAAGGTTATGAACCAGCTCTTCAGCTTTATCAAAACTATACGATAAATGAATGGATTAAGAGAGGGTATAAAAATAACATGATGTTTGAAAACATTTTGCTAGAGCTTCAGATGCCACCATGGTTTGGTAAGGAAGAATTTCATAGGTCCCATAGGGCAAATCTACTTAGAAAAGATTGGAGTTTTTATTCTAATTTTTTCAATGAAGATCCAACTCTACCCTATTATTGGCCGGTAGAAAAAGATTATTCGATAAAAGTTGCCAATGCCTAGTGCATGATATATAATATAGCTGACAATAATAGCAACTAAAAAAAGGAAAACTATGTCAGAAAATAAGTTCAACTACTTTGTGGTAGAGGAAAAGACCCTTGTCAAGGCTAAGAACAAGCAAGAAGCCCAAAAGGTCGCCTCTGGTCGCAGAGGAGTAAGTGGTGAAGTTCTTTTCAGATCAACTGATATTGAAAGAATTTCTTCTGTACAGGCACAAAAAAAGATCAATCAGCTTAACGCCTGATCCAGTAAGCTGGGGGGTCTATCCCCCCAGCAATAGGAGCCACTATGATAGTTGCACAAATGGTAGGAAGAAATGAATCATCTAGATTTCTTGAGCCAGTCTTAAAAAGAATAAAAGAACAAGTAGACGCAATCGTATTTACGGACGACTGTTCAGATGATAATACCGCAGAGATAGCCTCTGGTTATGCAAGCGTATATGTTAACGAGTCTCCACTTTTTCCAGTTCACGAAGGCAAGTTGAGATCAAAAGCCTGGGAAAATTTAAGCAATCACGCTCAAGAAGGTGATTGGGTTATTGCAATAGATTGTGATGAAATGCTCTATAAAGCCTCTGATATAAACGATGTAAATATTTCAAAGGTTCTTGATCAGTCACCATTTGATGTGGTGAACGTTAGGTTTTATCACATGTGGTCTTCAACTCACTATAGAGTAGATAAACTTTGGGCGCCTAATAATAGTTCTAGAATCTTTAGATTCAAAGACAACGCTACGTTTCTAGATAGAAAACTTGCTTGCGGTTCTGAGCCTACTTATGTTGTTCAAGATATTAGAAGAAGAAATTACTGGGTCCACTCTGGATTAGTCATGCAACATCTCGGTTATTCGATTGATGAAGATAAGATTTCAAAGTATAATAGATATATGAATTTAGACAGAGGAGAATTTCATAATATTAAACATATCGAATCAATTATAGATACCAATCCTACTCTAATAAAATGGGGAAATTTCGGAATATGAAAACATTAAACGCTACAGAAACAATAAAGAAAGTCTCTCTACTTCTTGATAGAAAAGAAAGATTTGCTTTTGTAACATACACTAGATCAGCAATATTCTCAATGACTGGTGAATTGAGTGGAGATAAAAAGCCACCCAAAAATTTTCTAAAACTTATATCCATGAGCTTAGATAACAACAGTTCAGGATTTATAAAGGCAGCTCAAAGAGATCTAATTAAGTCAAGTGTTGACAAGATAGCTCAAAATGGAAATTCAACTGTTTCCAATGAAGTATTCTATGACCCATCTTTTTTAGAGTATTACATCAACACTAATTATGACATATTCAAGACATTCACCTCATGGTATCTTAAAACAACTAAAGTTATTATAGTATCTTTCCAAAATAAGAGTTCTATATCAAAGTATTTTTCTCCAGATTCCATATACATACAAGTACCATACAATGATTTCTATTCGAGAATAGACTCAATAACACAGGAAATAATTGAAAAGAGCTCAGAAACATCCCTATGTGTTCTCGACTGCCCAATGCTGAGTACTGCGCTAGCTCAGAATCTATGGGAAAAAAGTAATATGTCAATCTTAGATCTCGGAAGAACCTTAACGGTAGCTAGATCTTTGAATAGAAATAAATGAGTTCACTTTCTCAGAAATCAAAAGAAGTTCTAAACAATAGAATAAAAAGTTTGTTGTTTGAAACAAACATGTCAATTCCCTCTATTGCTAAAGAACTGGCAATGACCTACGCTGAGCTAGATAAAACTTTAAAAAGAATTGGTTTGCAGTGGGTTAAAGACCACAGAAGAAAAATGTCTAAAGGGCAAACTCTTTTGACAAGTATTTTAGAAAAATTATTGCCAGGAGAAAATATAGTAAATGAATTCCATTTAGGTGAAAGACTAAAGCTAGATGTATACTGCCCTAGTTATAAGCTTGGTCTAGAGTATCATGGAATTCAACACTTTAAATACAGTAGCATGTTCTTTGATTCAAGAGAAGAGTTTCTTGAGGCACAGAAACGAGATCAGAGAAAGATAGAGCTATGCAACGAACAAAATATTTTATTAGTTGTTTTCAGATATGATGATAAACTAACAGAAGAAGCTGTTTACGACAGGGTGTTGACAGCAATAAGAAATTCAAGCTATACTGTCACGCAAAAGAAAAAATCTACAGTAGTTGACAATGATTTTTACAAAGAAATGAAGAAGAAAAAATCAGAATATAACAAAAAGATGTATAAAAGACTGAAGGAAAAGAAGAAAAAGAATGACAGAAGTCGTTAATGAAGAGGTTCCAAATTATCCTTTGGAATATCAGGTATTTGCTCTAGCCCTAAGAAACAAAGGTGCTATACAGTACTTTGATATAAACCTTCCAGAAGAGGCTGTAGGCGCTGTCAGTGGACAACTGGGCCTAAATGAGTTCTATAAAGCTCTGCTGTCTTATTATAGGGTTACTAAATTAGATTCTGTAGATCCAATTGCATTTAAAGCTTGGCTTGAATCAGAAACAGATATTCACACTGCGCTAGGTGGATCAATCGGCGTTGAAACAATAATGGATATCTTGATGTCAATTCAAGTATCCAATGAAGAATCTATAACGCAAATACTAAAGCACAGATCTAATAAGAAAAAGCAGCTAGATATTTTGCAGGAATTGCAGTTTCTTCTAACACAAAAGGGTGAAAAGACTCCAAAGGAAATTGCAAGAATTTCTGAGATAACAGCAGAAATAAAAAACCTTGAGAATGATCTAAATTTTAATCCATTAGATACAGTTGTAACAGCTCAAGATATTTCCAAAAGAGCGGAATCTCTTTTGGATATTCCAAGCTTTCTTCCAACTCAGTTCAAAGCACTCAATAGGGCGATGGGTTACACTGATGATGGAGGTTTTTTTAGAGGTGCAGTTCACGCAATTATTGCACCATCCGGCAAAGGTAAAAGTACTTTTGCCAAATGCCTGGTTAATAACTGGGCAGATTGCGGTCACAAAGTTTTGTATGTTAATTTTGAAGAAGCAGTTCCACACTGGGAAAGAGTGTTAATGACCCAGATAATAGAAAAGAATGTTTACGCTGAGGCAGCAAATTGGTCAGATAAAGAAAAAGAAGAGAATCTAAAAAAATTTCAAGACAAACTTAATGAGTGGGGAGATAGGTTCATGGTTAGACATGATCCAGATACTCCATATTTTGAAGACCTCGAAAAGTGGCTTAGAAGCATCATGCCCCACGATGAGCTAGTTCCTGATGTGATAGTTATAGATACTATCCAGTCAATGTTTACAAGATCTACTGGAAAGGGCAAGCCTAGATGGGGTGAGTTTGAGGAAATGATGGTCAGATTAGAAAAACTTGCCAGAGACATGGACTGTGTATTGATAATCACTGCTCAAGAAAATGCAAATAGAATGAAAGAAAGAAGAGAGGTAGTCCAACAATCCGATACAGGAGGATCACTATCCATACAACAAAAGTGTGCCGTAACAATCTTCATCACAGAGAAAAAGCTAATTAGCGGAGATGATTCTGAAGATGAAAATATTATGCAGTTACAAATACCAAAAAATAGAATAACTGGTTCTACGTATTTATACAATTCTCCACTAGTAAAGTATGTTGATCAGCACAAGAAATATGTTGAGTATGAGCCAATTACAAGTGATTCATATTCTAAAATAGTAAACTCTGAAGACATTCAGGAATTAATCTCTAGTATTAGTATAGTGTAGGTAACATGATTCAGATTAGCATTCAGCAATTAAAAGATTTTCAAACGTGTGAAAGATTATATGATTTTCGATACAACGAAAAGCTTCCAGAAACAATTGGCAGTAGAACTTTAAACACTATTAAATTTGAAAATACAATTAAGAGTATCGTTCATTACTTCTTTTATAAAAAACAAGCTGGCATAACTCCATCTTACTCATCGCTTTTAAATAGATGGGAAAAGCTTTGGTTTCCAAAGGATTCTTCATCATATGATATTATCTACGAACAACACGAAACACTGTATGGAAATATGGCCAGCCTAACAACAAAGGCAGCATCAGTACTCATGGAGTTAATAGAGAATTTTGGTGATTCCAATTTGATTCCAATTGGGATAGACGAAGATTTCATAGCTCCAATTACCTCAAGAGTAGCTGTTAAAGATAAGTTCGATTTAATTTACTTCAAGGACGGCAAAGTGCACGTACTTAAGTGGATGTTTAATTATAAGTTAAAATATCAACATACTTATATGGTAGATTTTTCTATTATGAATGTTGGATATCAAAACAAATTTGGAAACAAAGTGCACGAAGCAAAGTTCGGCTACTTTGACTTATTAAATCAAAAATCTTACTTCAATGAATTTATAGTAGAACAAGGTGATATCGAGGCTGTAAAATATTGGTGTGATTCTATAGTAGACGAAGAAACTTTCCCTTCTAGAAGGGGATTAACTTCGTACTGCAAAGTGTGCCCCTATGACAAGCCCTGCAGTAAATGGACATCATGGAATAATAAGGAGAATAAAGATGGCAAAGCAAGAAAAAGATAATATACTTGATGAAATTCTTTCAGAAAAGGTTGTTTCTTCCTCAATAAAAGAGGAGGATAAGGTCCTAGAACCACTTTTAGATGAAATCAATCTTATTGAAGACGAGGGTATAAAATCTTTTGTCAGATCTATTTTGTATAGAGCTGATGGATTTTGGGAAATACCAGCAAGTTTTTCTGGAAAGCACCATCCATTAGACGAAAGATGTCCAGGTGGCAATGTGTTGCATACAAAGAGAGCAGTCAGAGTTGGCTGCGTATTGGCAGATTCCTATTCTCTCTCAACAGAAGAGAGAGATGTGATAGTCGCCGCACTCCTACTGCACGATATAACCAAGGGCATTAAGCCTCAGACTTCCGATAAGTATTATTATGACCCTATGCATCCGTATACAGCCGGATCTTTTATTAAAAAATGCCAAGAAGAAGATAGAAATTTTGCTTCGGAATCGCAATCATCAACATTGTTTATAAACGAAGATGACGTACAAACGATATTAAGACTTATTAGATGTCACCTAGGCCCATGGTCGCCAGTACCAGAAACAACGCCAATTACCTACATGGATATGATTGTCCACTTATCAGACAATGTGTCATCTAAGCTACATATAATAGTAGATGGAGAAGAAATAGTTAAGGAAAGATGGGATGTCAGACAATAGCACTGATGATACTCTTCTAAAAAGATTTACTCTGCTTAAAAAAATGGAGTATTACTTAGAAGAGTCTGTATACTATAGAACGCACTTTGACGACATGCCGTCAAAAAGCACCCTTCTTAAAAAAGACGAAGAAATAGGAAAAATGCTAGTAACATGAAAATAAACAGTGAGAATAACTATTTAAGGTCGTGGAACATATACGAAGTTGCTAGGTTTGTGCCGACATTAAATAGGGTTATAAGAGATAAGAATATGTTTTTAACTGCAAATGAGATAGAAAAATACGCAGTAAAATACAAAAACACTGGCATATATACATCTGTCTTTGCCTATGATACGGAAGACTTAGAAAGAGCCACAAGATTACGGTCCCCTGTATTTCGACCTAGATAGTGCGGACTATTCAATAGCATACGAAGAGTGCATTAGGCTGTATGAATACCTTCTGCAGTTTGTGCCAGCCAGCTCCATATTAGTTTATTTTACTGGAAAAAAGGGTTTTCATATAGAATGCGAACCAGTTGCACTTGGGATAAACCCAAATAATTCTCTTCCAAAAACCTTTAGATATATAGCAACTAAATTAAAATCAAGTTTGTCTATTTCAAGCTTAGACCTCAGTGTATATGATGCAAGAAGAATGTGGAGATTGGCTGGGTCGATACATCAAGATACTGGTCTGTATAAAACTCTACTGAATCCACATGGTGGTCAGTCAATTTTACTTGGAAACGAAGAAGAAATTAAAAAGTATGCAGCGGCCCCCCAATCTTTAGAAGTTGCTGAGCAGTTGTTTTCCTATAAAGCTAATGAATGGTATAGAGAAAATATTTATAATCTTGAAGAGGATGAAAAGAAAAAGGATAATCCATTAGAGTATTTTAACAAGTATGGTTCTAGAGCTTTTAAAAATCTTCAACCTTCCGAAAAAGTATTTGATCAATCGACTCTAATGAAAAACTGTTCCGCAGTATCAAGATTGAAGGCTCAAGCTGAAAATGAGCACTTCCTAGAACACGAAGCTAGACTGTTCCTCTGCTCCATACTTAGCTATACTGAAGATAGTATAAAATTTCTTCATGAGATCTTAAGTAATTGCAGCGATTATAACTTTGATAAATCTTCTGCTCATATAAATGATTGGATCAAAAGAAGACAGATGGGCATTGGTGGAAGACCCTATACTTGTGATAGGGCAAACTCGGTTGGTGTTGGTTGCGGTGACTGCAATTTGGAAAGAAAAAATAAATGGACTCAGATAGGATCTAAGTTTGTTGAAACAAATGAGAAATCATCTCCCTCGCCAGTCAGATATGCATATAAAAGCCTAAGAAAGGAAAACAATGAGTAATATAAAAGATCCAGATGATGTAATAGGGGTTTGTTCTGAGTGTAAATCGGATCAACCAATGTCTTACATGTATAAGAATCCATTTGCTCAAGGTGGTAAGCCAGTGCCTTGCAAGTATTGTGGTGGCGTAGTAATAATTTCTTACAGAGAAAGAAGAAACGAGTCGCTTGAAAGTTCCGATAAGGAAAGAGGAATATAAGTTGAAGAACTGGACCAACCTGCACAATCATACAACGTACTCAATGTTGGATGGTCATGGAAAGGTAGAGGCATACTTCGACAAGGCTAAGTCTCTTGGGATGATGGGCTTAGCTACTACTGACCATGGAAATATACACTCTTGGTTGGACTTTTACGATGCAGCTAAAGCTTCTGGAATTAATCCAATACTTGGTTCAGAATTTTATCAAGCTAGAAAAACAAGATTAGATAGAGATGAAGAGGAGAGATCTGGTCCAGCAAAAAATGAGTGGGAGCAGAGAGGCCCATACCATATAACAATATTGGCAAAGAACAACACTGGGTATCACAATCTAATCAAGATGTCTTCAAGATCTTTTTTGGAAGGATATTACGTAAAGCCAAGACTAGATCATGAGCTAATCTCCCAACATTCGGAAGGAATTATAGTTCTTTCAGGCTGTCTAAACGGAGAGATAGCTCAAGCGCTCCTTAGAGATGATTACGATTTTGCCGTTAGACAAGCAGCAATGATGCAGGAAATAGTTGGCAAAGAAAATTACTTTATAGAAATCCAAAATCATGGACTTAAAGAGCAACTACGAATAAATGATTCGTTAATAAAGATAGCTAGAACAATAGGGGCAAAAATAGTTCCTACTGGCGACTGCCACTACGTGCACAAGGAAGACGCTAGAGCGCACGACATAATGCTTTGTGTGTCAACAAACTCCAATATAAATACTGAAAATAGATTTTCTTTTTCTGGAGATAATTTTTATCTAAAATCATACGAAGAAATGTCTTCGATATTTTCAGAAGAATGGTTAAAAAATACCATGCACGTCAACGACATGGTTAACATAGATCTTAATTTTGGGGAACTATATTTTCCCCACTTTCCACTACCAGAAAACAAAGACACTAATTCATACTTGGAAGAATTAGCCTGGGAAGGTCTTAAAAAGAAATATGGCGATCCACTCCCAACTCATGTTTTGGATAGGGCAAACCATGAGCTAAAGGTCGTAAAAGAAATGGGATATCCAGAGTACTTTTTAGTAGTTTCTGATCTCGTTGGGTGGGCAAAAAATAATGGCATAAGAGTTGGTTGGGGTAGAGGATCTGCTGCTGGAAGCATCTTGTCTTATGCACTCGGTATTACCAATTTAGATCCATTAAAGTTTGGACTTTTATTTGAAAGATTCTTAGTTGAGGGCAGAAAGTCTATGCCAGATATTGATTTGGATTTTGACGATAGACACAGAGACCGTGTAATAGATTACGCTAGACAAAAATATCGGAGAAGACAAAGTAGCGCATATTTGTACTTTTAATAAAACTGGGGCAAGACAATCTATTAGGGACGCAGCAAGAGCTCTTGCCTACGATTTCAGCGGTGGAGATAAGGTAGCAAAATTAGTTCCAGCTCCAGTGCTGGGGATATCCAAGAACTTATCAGAGTGCATGGAAGTAGACGAATTTAGAAAGCTTTATGAATCAGATGACGATGCAAAACTGATAGTTGATACAGCCTTTGGTTTGGAAGGTCTGATAAGACAGACCGGCATGCACGCCGCTGGAGTAGTTATTTCAAGAGATCCACTTACGGAGTATCTCCCTATTATGCAAAAGGGTGTAGATAACCCAGTGATTACTCAATGGGATGTGGGTAGAGTTGAGCAGTGCGGCCTGCTAAAAATTGACTTTCTTGGTTTAAGAAATCTTGGCGTGATAGATTCGTGCATAAAGCTGGTTAAGAAAACTAGAAACATTGTCATAGATGTTGACTCTATTCCTCTAAATGACTATAAAACATTTAACGAATTGTGCAAAGGTAACGCTGTAGGAGTTTTCCAGCTAGAGTCTGCTGGTATGAGAGAGTTAATGGTTCAGCTTCAGCCTCAAAATGTTGAAGATATTATGGCGCTGATATCCCTTTACCGTCCAGGCCCAATGGGGTCAGGAATGGATAAGCTATATATCTCTAGAAAGCATTCTAGAACAGCAATTGAATATGACCATCCAAGTCTTGAAAAGGTACTTGGTCCCTCCCTGGGCATCATGCTATACCAGGAAGATGTTCTTGGAGTAGCAAGAGAACTCGCCGGGTTTTCTTCAGCAGAAGCCGATGATTTAAGAAAAGTAATCGGCAAAAAACTAATGGACAAAATTGCACTCTTTAGGCAGAAGTTTGTCAACGGATGCGTAAGTAAATATAATATTTCACAAGACAAAGCTAATAAGATTTATTCAGACATAGAGTATTTTGGTGGCTACGGATTCAATAGAGCTCACGCTGCAAGCTACGCAATGATTTCTTATATCACAGCATACCTGAAGTTCAATTATACAGCGGAGTACATGGCTGCTCTTTTAAGTTCTGTTGTTGGAAATAAAGACAAACTAGCTCTTTATCTATCTGATTGTAGAAAACTTGGCCTAAAAGTATTGCCACCATCTATAAATAAATCAGTTGAAGATTTTGCTGTAATAGATGAAACAAGTATTATCTTTGGATTCTCTGCCATAAATGGAATTGGATATGCCGTATCAGAAGCAATTTTAGCTGCAAGAGACGATAAAAATCCCTACACATCGATGCATGACTTCTTCAGAAGAACTTCTTCTTCTGTTTTAAAAAAATCAACAATAGAAAACTTAGCTGCTTCTGGTTCATTTGATGAATTAATAGAATCTGTTTTAGACGACGATTTTGGTAGACAAACAGAATTAAGAATTCTAGAAAAAGAAAAAGAATCGATAGGAATATATGTTTCAAAAAACCCAGTAGATGGAGTTTGGGATCTTCTTTCTAAGAATTTAACTAATGAAATAATATCTCTTTCAGAAATGCCAGCTGGATCTAGAGTTTCTATAGGCGGAATAGTTTCTTCAGCCAAAAAAATAATAACTAAAAAGGGAGCTAAAATGTTTAAATTTACCCTTCAAGATATATCATCTGATATTGAGGTTATTGTTTTTCCCAGGGAAGCAAGAAATTTTGAAGATGACTTTTTTCAAAATGGTGATGTGATAACTGTGACTGGGGCGATTAGTAAAGACGGCGATGAAGAAAACGCAGTAACAAAAGTCTTGTTGAACGCATGCTCAAAGCTAGATTTAAGTAATTTTGCTGGCGGTACACCAATCTATCTAGAGGTAAATAAAGACTTGGATCCAAAAGTATTGGATAATATGTATGATATAATAAAATCTAACAACGGTGGTTCTTTTGTGTTTCTGACATACTCAGAAAATGGAAAGAAACTAACCTTTAAATTTAATAAAAAAACATCTATTACTATTAAAGATAAGTTAGAATCACTTTTAAATGGAGATAAATAATGACTACTGGAAATTTCTATACCAATCCAAGCACCAAGCATTGCTGGGTGTTTTGCCCGTCATGCAATAGATGCCAGGACAAGGGCAGGTACACCAAGTGCAACGGCTGCAGTGGAAGATTTGACCCCAAGGGGTGTATAGACCCAGATCCAGATGATTTTTGCGACTGCAAAAATGGTGTTCTTCGCTGGAGAACCCAAAATGGGAAACTTGTAATGGTAAGATTTAAAACTAATCCATTTAAAGGGGAAGTAAAGTACTCTAAAAAGAGCCAAGATGAAAGAGACTGGGACTCTTATGTTAATGACATGAGAGAAAAAATGGATGATCCAAATTTCAATCCAGTAACAATTTACGAGGAATAAAATGAAACAAGAAATTGGTAGAGTTATCCTTAACAATATAACACTAGTTGAATATGACGCTGGCAACGGAGAAACAAGCTTCTTTATCCAATGTGGTGTAGCTGGATTCCACGCAACTCAAAAAGAGTTAAGCAACATAGCAAGTGTAATTAATTATCATCAAAATATAGAAACATTTGATGATATTATTATTTCAATTAAATAAGGAGATAAGATGCCCTGGCCCTACAACGAAAATGATTTTATGGAAATAGGTGACACTGGTTGGGTGCCAGTTGGAGAGGGTAAATATAAGAATATTTACACTGGACATATGATAGATGAAAATGGAAATGAATATGATTCTAATGGAGATTTAATATCCGAAGGAGAACATAGCCCTGAAGATGGAGATTATAAATAAATGAGCTCAATTGAAATAAAGTCAGTAGAAGAAATTGATTATTTTAAAAAACTTACACTAACTGAATTTAGCTACTCTAGGATAGACACGTATGAGATGTGCCCGTCGAAATATTTCTTTTCCTATATAAAGAAAGAGCCTAGGCAGTTCTCCGCACCGGCTGTTTTGCGGAAATATAATACACTCTGTTTTAGAGGATAATGTTTCCAAAACTGATCCGCTAAGCTTTCAGCGGACTTCAAAGTAAATATGAAGAATATAAAGAAAAGTTTGATCCGTCCAATCAAATTAGTGTAGAGCTGATATCAGCTGGCGATCAAATACTTGCAGACGTATACGACACATATGGTGAAAGAACGTTTGATGTATTTGAAAAAGAAATGGAATTTAATTTCATTATAGGAAATTACAGCATAATAGGGTATATCGATAGGGTAGATATGCATGACGACTATTTAGAGATTATTGATTATAAAACTGGGAAAAGGGAGGTAGCACAAAAAGATGTGCACAACAATCTCCAGCTAGGAATATATGCTTTAGCCGCCTCAATTAAATTTCCAGATAAGAAAATAGTTGCTTCCTTACATTATTTAAGAAGTGGTAGAATTAAATCTCACACCTTTTCCCCAGAAGATATTGAAAGAGTTAAAGAAAATCTAATTGAAAAGATTAATTTAATTATAAACGATTGTAACTTTACCCCGACAAAAAATGAAAGAGTGTGTTATTTTTGCGACCATGCTAAGAGCGGGGCGTGTGCAACTGGGGCTGGCAGATTAAAAAGAGCCAATAGATAATAAAAAACCCAGGGCTTTCGCCCTGGGTTATATTGTAATATGTAATATCTAATTAGAATTGAGCTACAGGATTCTGCTCGCTTGAGGTAATGATGTCAAAATCATTCTCCTCAACAAGCTTTACTGCCTCATCAAAGCTAAGGCCAAGGTCGGTAAGACCCTCTGCAGCCAGGGCATTGATGTTGTTCTTCATGCTGGTGAAGATTGTGTTTGTAACTGACATTGTATTTCTCCTTATGGATTGTTTACTTGAAAGTATGTTGAATATCAAGTATAATATAATTACTTTGACACATAAAGGATATCAGATAGATTATGCAAATAGCAACTCCCAACGAATATTTTTTCTCTAGGTCTGGATTGAAAAATGAACCCAAGACGAAGAAGGCCAATAGCGCCAAGGAGCATGCAGATATTATAGCTCCTAAGGGACGGAAAAGGCAACGCCTACAGGCATACAAAATCTGGGTTTAGAAAAGATCTTGATCTAAATATGAGGTCTAATTGGGAGGCAAACTTTGCTAGGATACTCAACTTATATAAAATCAAATTTGATTTCGAACCAAAAACATTTCCATTTCCGATTAAAAGGGGAACAAAATCTTACACGCCAGATTTTTATCTGAAGTCTACAAAAGAATGGGTTGAGATAAAGGGCTATCTTGACGACAAGAGCAAGATTAAAATAAAAAGATTTAAAAAATATTATCCTGAAGAGTTTGAAAAACTAACTTTCATTATAAGCAAGTACTCATCCGATGCAAAGAAATTTGCAGAAGATATTGGAATAAACAAAGTTATGTTTTACGAAGACATAAAAAATTGTTACTCAGATAAAATATATCCATGGGAAGGAAAGTGAAATGGGTTCTTTCAAAGAACAATACTATGCTCTAGAAGAGCACGAAATGCAAGATCTTATAGCTAAAGCAAAAAAGGGCAATTCCAAAGCCCAAGAAGAACTGCTAAAGGTTTTTAGTAATTTTTTAACTAAATATGTAACGATGTTATATACACGGAAAGTATAGCTACTCTGATTATGACATAAGAAGATTCCTATCCCTATTCGTAAAAGACACGTATGTCAGGTATGCTCTGATGAAAAATAAACTAAACCAAGCTGGCTATAAGCACGTTAATGAATGTATAAGCCGGAATACTCTATATGGTAAAAAGGTACTGCACAGAAGAAGATATTCAGCAGACCGTAAGATTGACTTTCTTTCAATGCATAAATAGATATGAAAGAAAGGATTCCGAAAAAGGACCTATTCCATTTAGTGCTTTTTTGTATAGTTATTTTTTGTATCTTTTGAAGAAAAATGTAGACACATTTTTGATAGATCAGCTAGGAAGGAAATCATTTCCCCTAATTACTCAGGATGATATATCCGGAGATTCTGGTGAAGAAGAAGTTCGGTAAGTCTGGAGCCTTCATAGACACCGCACAGTATGCTACAATGGACCTATTATTTTCTACTGATGTTGATGAAATGTGGGTGCTTGGAGAAGATACCCATCCGCCCTTCAATCAACTGACTGTCCAAGAAAGGCAGCTTATTAAGTGGAGATACATAGATGGAAAAAGATCATCAGAAATAGCAATAAAGATTACGGAGCATCCAAACACTGTGAGAGAACATTTATCTAAGGTAAAACAGAAAATAAAAGATATACTTAAGCAAGATGGAATGGAAGACTATTTATTAGTATCTGGAATAGATGATGATGAGTGAAACAATATCAAGCGACATACTTGTTAAATTATCGAATTTTCTTAATCCTCAGTTAGATGAACTTGTTAAAACATTTTCTTCAAAAGAGGAACTAGAAAAATATTACGTGGAAATACCAGACACAAATTATGTTGACTTAACAATTGGAGACATAGCATCGCTTGTTGCAAGATCATCGAACGTTTATGGTAGATCTGCAAGATTTGCTGGTATAGCCAGAGCTCAGTATAAACTTTTAGAAGCTCAATACAAAAGAATATACAAGGCTAATAGAATAGGAAAAAATGAAGCCGAAAGAGAGGCCGCAGCTGCTGCTGCAGCTGATCAACAGTATATGGCCCTTTCTGCCGTCGAAGCCATAGTGCAATTAGCCGAATCAATGGAACTAGCCGCAAGAATATCTTCTGAATCTGCAAGAAAGCTAATGGACAAGATGCAATCCATGCAGGTCGCTTTAGCCAGAGGAGAAAAAGGCTACTTTTCAGAAGAAGATTTTTCTACTTTTTAAGGAGTAAATATGTATATAGGACATTATAAGTCTGTCTCTTCAGCTTCAGAATTTTTTTCTTCTAAAAGAAAAGAGTTGGACTTCCCAGTGCAGGTTGAGTACAAGGGAGAGAGATACTTGCTTTTTACTACGCATATTGCGGCTACAAAGAGTCAAGAATCAAACATGAAAGCCAGAGCTAAAGAGCTAAATATTCCATTTGGAATTAAATTGAAGTAATGAACATAGAAGTTTTTTGCGACGGAGCTTCTAGAGGGCAGGGGCAAAAGAAATTCGGTGAGTCTTCCTGCGCCGCAGTTGTTTACAAAAACAAAAAGAAAGTTGTCCAATTTGCCAGAGGACTTGGGGCAAGAACAAATAACGAAGCGGAGTACGAGGCGGTTATAACTGGCTTATTAATTTGTTCTATGTCAGATTTTGTGGACCCAATTATATACACAGATTCTGCTGTGGTCGCAAATCAAGTTAACGGAAAATGGAAGTGTAAAAATTCAGCTTTAGTTCCTCTTTTAATGACTATCGAAGAAATAAAATCAGAATATCGTTTTAGGTTGGTGCAGGTTCCAAGAAATCTTGTTTGGGAACCAGACAAATTAGCTAATCAATTTTTGGATCAATTAGAAAATCTCAAAACAAAAAACAGTTAAAGGTGATATAATGAGTATCATGGAAAAAGTAGTGACAAAATACAGTAAAGATTTTAGGTTTAATAAAAACCAACCGATAATACTTGGCTTGGCTGGAAAAGCTGGAAGCGGAAAGACAAGCGTTGCAGAACAAATAGTTCCAAAGGGATCTATTGAAACGATTAAAAATAATATAAAGTGGGATCACATATTCTATGCACTTCCTCTCTATGAGCTTGCCTCTATCAAAAAAAATATAAAAGGATCAAACTTTAAATCTAGAAAACTGTACGCAATTCATGAGGTTCTTTACGAACTCTACGGCGGATCCCCAATAGGTTTCGTACCAGACTACGAAGAATTGGTTAGAATGGTTATGGAGATTGAATCTCTGCCAATTGAAGCAGAGGGCATAAAGCCAAGAGACTTTCTTCAAAAAGCCGGAGACATATGCAGAGAGAAAAGACAAACAGTCTTTGCTGACTGGGCAATTATGAAGTCAGTAAAAGCATTTAGATCTTTCTCTAGGTCATTTGAGTCTGAAGAGGAAACCCCAGCATTTTGCATGGTGATTTCAGATGTGCGCTATGCCAATGAAGCCGAGAGTATTCTCAAGCAGCCCAATGGAATAGTAGTTTGTTTTGATGCAGATCAGGAAGTCTTAAACGAAAGACTAATTAAGAGAGATGGAAAACTAATGTCCGAGGAGCAGAGCATGCACAGATCGGAAAATGAAATTTCTTTAGTAAAAGAAATGGCTACATCAGTAGTGTATACTGATGATATGTCATTGGAACATCAAACCGAAGTAACACTAAAAATAATAGAATGCCTAAAATATCGAGAAACGCCCACGAAGAAACTAATGGATCACCAATCGATCAGGTGGTTTCTAATATGGCCGCAGAGATCAGTCTGTCAAGTGATCCAATTTTTATTTGTGGTGTAAATAGAAAAATAAACATAGGCAATTTTGAAAACGTAGACGTCTACGCTGGCATAACTATACCACTTTTAAATGTAAATCCCCAAGATAAAGAGGCCTTAAATGAGGCTGTCAAAGAAGCTGCAGCTTATGGTTTTTCCCTAGTTTCTAGGGAAAC